GGTTTAGCTGGTTTTGCTGCCGCTAATAGTGGAAGCGTTCTTGGACCGGCTGCTCCGTCAGCTTTGATCTTGTTGTCTTTTTGGAATTGTATAACTGCTTTTCTAGTTTCTGGGCCAAATCTTCCAGCAGGCTCTACTTGATAGTTAAGAGACTTTAATTTCTCTTGCATTTTTTTAACGTCTTCGTTAGGTTCGCCGCGTAGACCCATGCCATAACCTAATACACCCTTGTTCCATTGTTTTGGCGCATCAGCTTTAGCACTGGTATCAACTTGCTGACCTTTGTCATCTTTGCCAGAAGGCGGTGTTGCATCATCTTTTTTACCACCTGTTGTTGTTGCTGGCGGTGTTGCATCATCTTTTTTACCACCTGTTTGTGCTGGTGGTGTTGCATCATCTTTTTTACCACCTGTTGTTGTTGCTGGCGGTGTTGCATCATCTTTTTTACCACCTGTTGTTGCTGGTGGTGTTTCTGCTGGCTTCTCAGCTGGCACTTCTTTAGCTGCCATAACACGGTCTTTTAAACCTGGGACTTTGTTAACTTCTAATGCAATTTGCTGTTGAAGTTTCTCATCTTTTATTTGATAAATGAGACTTGGATCTGATTTAATTCTAGCTATATATTCCCTCATTCTTCGAGCATCAGGACTATCTCCTGTAACAAGATCGCGAGCCCTTGACGTAGGATCTTTTTTCTTTCTAATAGAATCAGTCCAATCACCAGCTTCTTCTAGTGGCTCACCTGGTCTACCAATACTTTGTTTATTTTGTACTCCAACAGGCGTTGCTTTTTCTGCACTTGTTGGAACACCTTGCATACCCATATTTGGTTGAGCTTGTTTGTTCTGCATGGCCATAGCTTGCAATGCTTTAGACATGGCTGCAATATCAGCTTTAGGATCTTGTACAGCCTGCGGTGTAGGTGCTCGTTGACCGTATGGAACTGCTGGAGCAACCATAGTTGGTTTAGGACCTAAACTTGGTTGTGCGCCAGGGATACCTTTATCTTGAACGTCTTGTGGGGCAACAGGTTGTGGCTCTTTGGCAGGATCGCCTGACACTTGAATCTTTGTTGCATCAGCTTCAAGGACACCCAAACGATCATAAAGGTCTCTAAAATTCATAATTATTTCTTCCCACTAATTGGACTTGTGCTAGCACCTTCAGCATACTCTGGAGAACTTTTTGTTCCTTCTGTAGGATTCTTTTCTCCACGTTCCTTGGCACGTTGCTTACTTTCTTTGGCTAACTCTTTTAATAAGTTTTGATTAAACTTGGTACCAAAGTAGTCATCAGTTTTAATCTTGTCAGCTTCTTTATAGTTAGGATCATCTAACAATGCACCTTTGCGTTTTTCAACTGGTTGTTGATATTGCTCAGTTGGCTCTGCTGGATTTCTAACCACCACTTGATTTGAGTGCAATCGAGCACCGCCACAAATGTATTCTTTTAATTCAAACGGTGTTGTTGGATAGTTTAAAGAAATGTCATATATGTTCACGTTGACATTTTTTAATGTAGGAAAGTCTAGTGGCAGACTTTGAATTGGGGTAGTACTGTTTTTAGCAAAGTTGTCAATACCAAACTTTTCTAATAAAGTCTTAATTACTTGTTCTTGGTCTTCTGAGACGTCACCAGCAATTTTTACCTTGAATTGGTATTTTCGTTGTTTAAACGATTCAGTAATGTAATCTTTTAAAGTTTTCATGTGTCAATGGCCCTTTAATTTATTTATCTATGTTTTTTAACTTTTGCAATAGACTATTGCGATCTGAAACAATAAAGGCCTTGCCCTCAACTACCCCTGGATCGTCCATACCATTCATTTTTTGGTCTAATGCTTGCTTTTTAAGCTGTAATTCAATCATTTTGAGTTTTTTGTCTATTTTAGCACTTTTAGCGTCAATAGCGTTTTTTAGCATACTGCTAGCAACTTCAAATATCCTAGGGCCGTAACGTGCTTCCACGTTCATGCCTAAATCCATCAAATCGTCGTAGGCTTCAGTGGCTCTATTGGCTAGTGAATCCAGTTCACTGTCACTCATGTCGCCCAAGCCTTTAACTTGTGGCAGTGCTGAACTAATTTTATCAAATTCTTCAATGGTGCGTAGTCTTTCCTCAGCAGGCTCTTCCACACTCTTTGGGTCAATTATCTCTGCCGCAATTTTTTTATTTTCAGCAGGCGGCAAATCTAGTAATTCTTCTAATTTCTTGGTCATTTCTTCTTTCCGTTATGAAAAATGTCTTCCTCATTAATTATCCTGAAGACAATACCATTCTGCTTACACCAGGCCCCAGCTGCCGCCCACTTGGCCTGATTTTTAACGTACTGTGCTTGATTGTAGGCATTTTTACCCACCTTCTCTGCTATCATTTGATTAGCAGGTTTTATTTCAACTAGTTCAGTTCTTCGTTTGCCACGCTTGTCATCATACTGTATTAAGAAGTCTGGCACATACACTGTTTGTTTTTGTGTCAACGGACATCTGTAGGGAATTTTAACTCCCTCACTAGCCCAGTTAGTAATGTTAGGGTGATTGTCACACATGTGCATGAAATGCCATTCCCAACTACTTCTATAAGTTGGTTCTTTTAATCCCACATACTTGTCAGGATTTTTTAAAAGAAATTTTCCTTTAGCAAACTTTAAACTCATGCTCTTATATTACGTTCAATAGTTTCCAAAGAGTTAATTTTTTTAATTAACCCAAGACTGCTAGTTTTTACTCTATTGTAATTTAATATGCTCAATAGAAATTCATTTAGCTGTAATGAGTTGTAGCTGTTCAGTGCGTCAATAATTTCTTGAGCTTTGTAATTACTTTGTTTGGCTGTTTTTAAAATGACGTAGGTAATATTTTGAGCACTGGACTTGTCAAAGCCTTTGCTTTCAAAAAAGCCACTTAGCATGTCAATACTTTGTACGTCTAAGTCAATTGGTGCTGTATAGTATCCGTCAAAATATTGAACAACTTTTTGTAAACTGTTTAGTTCTTTAGTTGGTAAGTTTGAATATACGTTTGCCATATTAATTTCCGTAAGCAGCCAAATTGGTTGCTGATGTTTGTAATCTTTCTAAGAACACTTGATATGCGTAACCTTTTTTAGCGGCTGCAATTTGATCAGTACTGCCATAGACACTGTAAGGCACAGTAGGATTACTTATTGCTGAATTTGCTTTGTTGTATAAAGAAATCTGATCATTTTCAGATAGATTGTTATATGCTTGCCTATTGAACGGACTTAATGCTAAAAAGTTATTAAGTGCAGAATCAACATCTGCATTATTTACTTTTACTGGTTTACCATCAGGTGTTGTATAAGGATCGCTATATGTTGTTTGAGTAGTTGTAGTTGTGTTAGCTTGTGCAACAGTTGACTGTGCTACTGTTCTTGGCTGTGCCACTGTTGTATTATTAGTCACATTGTTGCTAGGTATTACAAGACCAACTACTGATCCTGTTGCAGTGTCAGTAATGCCAAACCCTGCAGAATTCAGTGTAGCATTTAACACTTCTTGTTCAGCTAGTGATGTATTTAAATTAGATGCATTGCCTATTAGTCTTGCAGACTTGAGCAATATGGCTAGTGCAGTTCTTTGATCAACTGGTTGCCCGTTGTCGATGCCTTGTAAATCTTGGAACAATGTAGTTCCGTCTGCAATTAAACCAAATGGACCAAATAGTGATCCGTCAGTTCTTCCAAACAAGCCACCAATAGGACTTGGGTCTAAGTCGTAGTGTAAGTCAGTCCAACCATCTGGATTAAATCGTGTAACACGACCTTTACCAAAATATATACCTTCGTATTCAAGAGTAACGTTGTGTTCCATTAAATCTTTTTTATCACTAGCCACAGTGTCCATGTTCCAAGCTCTAATTTTTGGATTGATCAAGGTGTGCATGAAAAAATTCTTACGACTTAATTGATATATTTCAATAGAGCGTATTAATGGTTTTACAGGATCACTGTCTAGACCAAAACGTGCAGGATCTGTTGTATCTGAATAATTGCCGGCGCTTGGATTTGAGCGAGCAATTTGTTGTTCATTTGGGCGCAATGTTGGGCGTATGTATCTATTAATATAGTCAACTGTGCCTGCACCAGGCGCTGGATTAGCTCCGCCTGCATAACTATCTGCAGAATAATATTGATAATATAACTGCCAAAAACTTCTTACTAGTCCTGCATTGTCATCATGCAAAACCATATTAACTGGTTGATACTGTAGTTTAGTATATACAGGCTGTTTTTTATTGTAGACGTTAACTGTGCCGCCTTCAAATGTTACTTTGGGTAAATCACATTTTTTAACTAACATGCCTAATTCTAAATCTTGACGGCTTGTTCTCCAAGCTTCAGCATTGGCAACTTCTGGATTAAGTCTAAATCGAACAAAATACAAAAATCCATGCTTAGGGGCCAATCTATAAAAGTTTTGAACAAACAGCCTGCTGGCATGTTTGGCATCTTTTAAATTGGTATTCGCCAAGTCACCAGAGGCATTGTTTAAGAAATTTGTGAATATATTAGCCATAACAATATTTAGTATGATAAAAAAGCCTGGAAAAATCCAGGCTTTTCGATTCACTCCCTAATTTTATTAGCCAGTTAAAGTTTGACGTAAAGCTCTGCCAACAAACGTACCAATACCGTTAGGATTTCCTGCGCCATTTAATTGTAACGCATTGTCATACTGTACTGACATTGTGATGTCAACTGGACCACTTTCTGCGTAAGTTAGTTCGTTATAGTTAATGTCTGTTAAAAAACAGCCATAAAGTTCAAACGTTTCTAACACATTTGGATCTTGTGCTCCATTACCGCCGTCTAGTAATTCAACACGCATTGTGAACTTATAATCGCTGCCTGAAGCCGCGCTCACTTGCTCTAACATGTCAAATTGCTTCTGCACTTGCTCACCTACTAATCTTGAAACTTGACCGTTCACATCGTCACGCACAGTCATTTGGATAGGTTGCCATGTGTGCTTACCAGCATAGAAAATCTTGCTGTTGTAAACGTCAATGGTTTGACTATCAAACTGTACGTTTGGACGAGCAACTGTCATAACCTGTTTGGTCAGTTCAGTTGTTGGTTTTGTAACGCCAAAGTTATCTAAAAGTACACGGAATCGGTACTTGAGCTTAGGCATTAGTAAGCCTTGGCTAGTTGCGCTTTGGCCCCCTGGAACGGGTACTGAAAATCTACTTAAACTTGAAATTGCCATTTATAGCTCCTTATTATTGACGTGACTTAATATCACCCACATTCTTCAATCTCAAAGGAATGTAAATGAATTCAACTGCCTTAACTGGTTCAACAGCAATGTCTACATAAAGTTGATTGTTGCTAATAACATTTGGTGTGTTATTAGTTTCGTCACAAACAACAATAAAGTCATAGACGCCACGCAAGCTGACTAAGTCTAACATTAGGCTTTCGCACACATTCTTAATCTCACTACGTGTCTGTTTGTCATTTGGTTCAAACAAGAATGGCTTAGTAATAATACCTAATTGTCTACGTAGGTAGCTGACTAAACGTGCCACGTTAATTCTGTCTAAACTACTATTAACTCCAGTCTTTGTATATTGTCCAAATGCAACTAGACCTGCTCCAGGAATATTTGTAATTGGGTTAATCTTAACCTGTGCCATTTGGTCACGGGTGCCTTGATTTAAACTAACTGGTATAAAGCTACCGTCTTTTAAGTAACCAACACTAGTTGCGTTAGTAACACCACCACGACGTGTACCAGCTGGAGCAAACCATTGGAAGCTACGTTGATCGCTAATTGCGATTGTACGCAACATCATGTGACTTGCTGGAACTACAACGTTGCTACCACTTAGGTCAGTTGTTAATCCGCTTGGATAGTAAACTGCTAAATGATCGCTGTTTGTGTGTAATCCTTGTTCACCATCAATACCACTGTTAAAATAGTCAGTTCCATAGTTAACAATACTGTTAGCATCACTTGGTAAACGAATTGGTGTATCACCAACTACAAGTGCTGTACCATTACGTGAATTGTTTAAGTTCACCATGTCACTAATTAGTTCTGGATATCCTGGGCAAGCAATTAGGTTGAAGAAAATATTGTCTTCATCTAAAATACGTTGATTTGTATTGATAGCAACTTTTAGTTGACCAACAACGTATGCTCTTTGTGCCTTACGACCAAAATATGAAACTTGGTTCAAATCTTGACCACTTACACTTACCCAACGATCAGCAAAATAAGCAGTCATTGGCTCATCGCTTTGACGTGGATTAGTTGCACTAGTGTCAACATAACCTACTTTGTATTGCTTGATGTTAAAACCACTTCTGCGTGTGTTCCACAATAACATACCACGTGGATATGCTGTTGGATCTGGAGCATCAAAGTCAACATAATTACTTGCTAATAATTCAACAATTGATCCTGCTGTAGTACTATCGCCACTTGCACCCCAACGTGCATCAGAGTAGATAATACCAAATTGACTTGTGTGATCAGTTGTAGTAACTGCGTCCCATGTCTTGCTACGATCATTCCAACGTTTGATATTTTGACCATACATGTCTTGGTCGCTAGTATCAACCCATAAGTCGTTTTCAACTAGTGCAGTTCCGTCAGTTTGTCTTGTTGGCTTAGTTGCCTGTACAAATGGACCTGTTGCGTTTGTTGTAGGATATGCTTGTAAGTAACCAACCCAAGATGTGCCATTATGTGCCATAATGTCCACTTGATTTTGATAGCCTGCATACCATAATGTGCCATCTGCTGGAACATCTGTTGGTTGTGTAGTAGACACTGTGTAACCATCAGTTGATAATGGCTTCCAGTTACTAACTCTAAACTCATATGTTGTTCCACTTGGACCTGCATATAAATCAGTTTCATCACCGGAGAATACATCGCCCCATGTTGTACCACTTAGCATGATTTCACCACCACTTGCGTGAGTTAATGTGAAACTTCTTGTAGTAGCATTATATGTTGCAGTAACTTTGGTTAAGGCAGATGCTTGGATCAACGCTACAAAATCAGCGGCTGAAATCGTGCCACCTGTTGCAATGGATACTGCGTTAACTGTTGCATTACCAGTTGTTGTTTCTGCTATGATTACTGTTTCGTTAGTTGTTACAAAATTAGCATCTAATGTTGTTGTAACGCTAGTTGCTCCTGTTCCTGCTCTATACATGATTCTAAAGTTAGCATCAGTATTTTGTTCAAAGTTTGCATTAACAAACAATGAATTTACAGGAATATTTGCGCCACCACCTAGTGGGTCTAATTTTGCCAACGCTTCTGCTGTACCAACATAAACTGGTGCAGATTTGGTTTCATAAATTCTTGTATCGCCATTGAAACGTTTAACTACCCATTTAGCACCTAAGTTGAATTCTGTAGTTTTGATCCACAAACTTCCACTTGGTCTGCCACTTGGGTATGTGCTTACTACGTCATCTTCGTTCCAGAAAGGAACCTTAGTGTGATCACTAAATTGAACTGATGGTGCGTTATAAGTACCAACTTCAATTCCTAGTGGGCTAGTTGCTATTGCGGCATCTGAAGATCCTGCTGGAGCAAGCAATGTTGTACCAGATACTGGGTCTTCTAACTTAATGTATACATCAAGTTGTGCAATAAATTCTAATTTGTCGTTTTTCACTCTTACAGCAACACTTGATGGTAATAGAGCATTTAGTTGAGTTGCAATCTCTGTTGGGCTTGCTTCAACTCCTTGATTACTACCACTAGCACCGCCATCAACTGTGTAATTAATTACACTTGGGCTTCCAGATCTATCATAGTTACCAACTGTAATTTTCATACCTAAGTTACTAGTAGAAACTGCAATTGCTGATGGATTTGGTGTAATGTTACCATTGAAAATAGTACCGCCGCCACTCATGCTGGCTAAACTAATTGTTAAATCGTTTGTTGGGCTAGTACCGCCTAAACTTGTACCTGGGATAGTTAACACGTTACCAGTTACATAGTTCACACCAGTTCCCGAACTACCTGAGCCAGCGCCGCCACTACCTGCAACCACTGTTACGCTGGTATACTGTGTGCCGTTTCGTGTAACGTTGAATGTTGCGCCAGTACCGTCTCCGCCCGTAGCACTAACACTTGTGTATGTAATTGCGCTTACATCAACGTTAGTGAATGCTTTAGAAGTGACTGTTGGCCAACTTGCTTTCCAATCGCCAGCAGTAAAACTTGTGCCAGAGAATGTTGTACCATCTTCGCTGCCTACTTTAACCCATGCGCTATCTTCGTTCTTAAACCATAATACGTTTTTGTCATTAGGGTTTGCTTCAACACTATAAGTTACAATAGCGTAATCGCCTGCAACTCCAATGCTTGCTTTTGGTTGATAAGCTGTTCCACCACTTGTTCCAACTACATCGTTAGCTGAATTTAAAACTAAAGTAGGTTTGTTAACAAATGACTGTGAGTCTTTGTTCCATTCAAAAATACCAAAGCGTGATGACGCTGTGTCAAACCAATAGCTATCTGCTGCCGGATTACCAACTGGTGCAGATGATCTGCTAGTTAGTGCTCCTAAATCAACAGGTGCTCTTAAAATGTATGCGCTGTTACTTGCACCTAAATAACTGTAGGTTGCAAATAAACCGTATTCGTTTAATTCACTTCCTTGTATAGCGTTTCCGCTGTTATCTTTCTGGAATACTGGCACACCAAATCTATCAGTTAAATCCTTTTGGCTAGTTGCCAAATATAAACTGTTAGCGTTTGCGGCTTGAGTTCCAGGAGCAATTCCTGTACCAGATGCATTTGATTTATCCTGTGCAGTTGCCAAAACAATCAACGGGATTGTTCCTGGTTGCGCTGGATTATAAAAACTTTCATCAATGACGTTAACTTGTACGCCAGGTGATCCTAATTGTGCCATGTCCTAATCTCCTTAGTGGGATCCTTGTTCCATAATATTTAGTGATATTTTTAATAATTCGCTGGTTATACAAGGGCAAAAAGGGCACGCATATACTATCGAAGTGTTTGCGACGGTTGTGCTAGGGGAACCACAGTATTAGATCCTAGATGGGCACGTAGTGGTTATAAAAAGAAAAATAAATGTGATAAGTGCGGGTTTACTAGCAGTCAAGCAATGGTCTTTGATGTGTACCACGTTGATGGGAATCTAAACAACTGCGCACACAGTAATCTTAAAACAGTGTGCGCAAATTGTCAAAGAATGCTGGTCAAGCAGGGACTAGGGTGGAAGCAAGGCGATTTGACACCAGATCTTTGATTTGTAAAAACAAATCGTCTATGGATCCGTTATTATCAAACTCTGCGTCAAACTTAGTGCCAACCCAAGCAGTTTCACTTGCATGAATTCCTGCTTGCTCTAGTTTTGATTTACTAGTAGCCCAAGTAAAGTTTTGAACTTCACCCTTGTTTACGCTCAGTGCCCAGTCATACCAATCTGGAAGTTCACCGCGTTTAACCCACACAATAATACCGCCAGCGTTTCTAATTGATTTGATTTCATTAGGGAAACGACAGTCACTAATCACAATATCGTCAGTGCTTGTACGTAGTTTGTTTTCCAAGCTGGCAATCCAGATATCATCGTGGAAGCCTTTACGACAGACTTCTGTACCCCATAGTTGTAGCATTAAGCGTGGTGTAAGATTTGGCATGTTTAAGCGTTCTGCCCACCAAGTGTCCACTTGTTCACGCCATTCACGGGCTTGCTTAGTTCGCCCTTCTAGCATGGTTCTGTCCCAACCAAATACCTGTGCCACAGCATCTTTCAAGCTGTTGGCAAAGCTCTCTCTTCTAAAACCGTGAAAATTTACCAAGTAATCAGCAACTGTGTCTTTACCGCTGCCAATGAATCCGCAAACACCTATAATCATAGCACCCCCTAAGTGATACTATATATTTTATATTGTTTGTATTAGAAAGTCAAGTAAAATGGTTAACCAATAATCCAGGTATAACCACCCATTGCTGCCGCATCACCTTTCTTGAGTTCATCCTCAAGTTCTTTGATTCTAGCAATTGCTTCTGATTTTAGTGCGGTTCCGTTAAGTTGTGTTCCGCCTTGTGGGCTAGCAATAGTTCCAAACTTCTCACGAGCTTCGCCTAGCATTAGTTTGCAATTGGCAAGTGTGTATTCTTTGATCCAAATATTGGCATAGGTGTCCTGTAAGAAAGCAAAATCTGGACGCTTGTTATAGATTTGCAATAATACACGCTCGTTGCTTTGCGGACGTTGTTGAACAATTAACTTTCGTGTTGTAGGGTTAAATGTAAAATTGATAAAGCTACCAAACATTTTACCTACAACCCGCCCATATTGCTTGAACTTAGCAAATATGTGTTTGTGTAAGCTAAGTTAAACGGCTCAAACAAAGTTCCGCCATCTCCGCCACCAGTTCTAGATCCAATGCTTCTACGGAATATTTCACGCACCTGTATAATTTCTGCAGGAAGAATATACTCGTTTTGATCTCTAACCATGTCTAAAAATGCATAGCTTTCTTCTACACTGTTAGGACTGCGCTGGCGATATATAGCCAATGACTTTTCTAAAGCAGTTTCGTAATGAATTGGGTCCAATTCAACATCTACCATGCCGTCCGCTAGGAAAGCCTTGCAGTAATTGAAGACCTTTTCTTTTTCATCTTTTAGAATATCGATTTGTTCACTCATGCTTATATTTACCTTATCCTATTACAATAAATACATCACTATGCCAAGACTAAGCCTATACAAACCAGAAAAAGCACATGACTATAAATTCCTAGACGGAGCTATCCTAGAGCAATTTATGGTTGGTGGAACTGATATTTACATCCACAAGTATTTGGGGCCTAAAGATCCTATTGAAGGAACTGCGAGCCCTGCACAACCCAATAACGGGAACGCAATTGCGGAGCTAGGAATACAGGATCTTTTATTACTAGAAAATAGAGATAGAAAATACAGCGATGATGTGTTCGTGATGCGTTGCATTTATAATATGCAACAACTGGATTGGAGTCTAACACAATTTGGACTTTTCCTAGCACAAGACACAATTTTTATTCACGTACATCTTAATGATAGCGTAAAACGTATTGGGCGTAAAATTATGGCAGGCGATGTATTAGAACTCCCTCACCTAAAAGATCCATATGCGCTTAACGATGCACAAGTAGCTTTGAGAAGATTTTATGTAGTTGATGATGTATTGCGTCCAACAGAAGGTTTCAGTCAAACTTGGTATCCGCACTTGATTAAATTAAAATGTAAACCACTAGTTGATTCACAAGAATTTAAAGACATATTGGACAAGTCTGCAGAAGATCCATTAAGTCCATATGCTCCAACAGATGATCAAATGGCACTAAGAGATTTAATGAGTTCTTATAACACCAACTTAGATATCAATCAAAAGATTATTGAGCAAGCTGAACTTGAAGCTCCATATAGTGGCTACAGTACTGAAAACTTATGGATGGTGCCTGTTGATAGAAACGGCAAGGTCATGTTAAATGATGCAAGTCAAACACTAGTTGATGCCAGTACTTTGGGATTAGATACTAGCGTGACTTTAAAAACTCCTAGACAAAATTATTATCTAGGTTATATGGTGGGTGACAATGTACCACCAAATGGATTTAAATTAACAGGTGATGCAACTAGTCCTAATGGCATGGGTGCGCAATTCCCATCTAATCCAGAAGAAGGAAACTTCTTCCTAAGAACAGATTTTATGCCAAGTAGATTGTTTAGATATGACATAGGCAAGTGGTCAGTATTTGAAAATAATGTGCGTATGACCATGACCAACAATTCAACACGCATGACACAAAAGACTAGTTTTATTAACAACAAGAATAAAACAACAATTGGCAACAAAGAGATTAACGAGCGCCAGTCAATATCTAAACCTTTAGAGATTGGTAAAAATTTAAAACCAAAGGCGGATAACCCATAATGGATTTCTTTTACGACGGACAAATACGAAGATATCTTACTCAATTCATAAGAGCGTTGAGTGGATTTCATTATCAAGACGGAGAGGGTAATCTAAAGCAAGTACCTGTACGCTTTGGTACACTCAACAAACAAGCCGCATCTATTCTTAGACAAAATAGTGAAAACTTTTTAATGCAGGCGCCTTTTATTAGTGCATACATTGAAAATTTAGAATTAAGTCGTGCAAGGATGCAAGATCCCACGTATGTGAGCAAAGTGCATGTTATTGAACGCGAGTATGGTTACACTGATGAAGATGTTGACAGTCCTACTTACGGAAGATATATTGAAGACTATGCCGCAAAGCGTGGTGCAGACGTGACCGTTGAACGTCTAATGCCAAATCCATATCAGCTAAGTTTAAAAGCAGACATATGGACTACCAACATTGATCAAAAATTACAAATTTTAGAACAAATAGTTGTACTGTTTAATCCTGCTATTGAATTACAAACTACTAGTAACTATTTAGATTGGACCAGTTTGACCACATTAGAGTTAATGGAAATTAACTATACTAACCAAACTATTCCAACAGGCGATCAAGATTTAGAAATTGCCAGTTTAAAATTTATGGCTCCCATTTGGTTGAGCCCGCCAGCAAAAGTCAAACGTCAAGGTGTTATTACAAGTATTATTGCTAGGGTGTTTGATGAAGAGGGCAACATTACAAACGACTTGTTAGCGGGCAGTATGATTAGTAGGCAAGTGATCACCTTGTATGGTTATGGAGTAATGATTACTAATAATTCTTCTAGCGGTAGTCCACAGTATATTGCCAAACTACTTGGCAATGTTGAAGGTGTTACTAATACATTTGACACACAAATTTCTAAGCTAGGACAAAATATTAATTGGAGAGAAATTTTAGAACGCTATCCAGGAAAATTTGTTGCTGGATACAGTAAGTTACAATTGACCAAGGCAGATGGAAAAATTGCATCTGGTACACTAAGTTTAGATTCTGCTGATGAAACAATAATGCATCTAACTTTTGATAATCAAAGTCTTCCAACTAACACACTAATTGCAGGTGCTGGAGCAATAACTGCCGCAAGAGGCACAGTGGATGCGATCGTAGATCCTACTCGTCCACTACCAGCATCTAAAACTGTAGACATGAGATTTTTAATATTAGAAGAAATAAATCCTGCAAGTATTGTAGATTTTGCAGACAGTGTTCCTTATTTTAGAAATGCAAATGGCACTACATTTTTAAGAGCTAATGCAAACGATATAATACAATGGGATGGCGCCACTTGGCATGTAATTTTCAATAGTGGAACACAAACTGGTCCAACATTCATAACTAATGCTTATACAGGTATACAATACAAATGGTCTGGCGGCACTTGGACTAAGAGTATGGAAGGAACCTTTGATAAGGGAAGTTGGCAAATTATTTTATGAACGACATAGTCTGTAGTGGGGCACTTTTTTACGCTAAATCAACTGAAATAGTTGAAGAAATTGGCACAATGCCAGATGTCAAAAAGACCATTCCACTAGAGCTTTTTGTCAGTAAAGATGATAAATTCTTCTACCATACATATCTAATGATTGTAGAGGACGAATTTATACCCAAGCTCAACCGAGAGCATAAAGGTTGGTGCTGGTCAGAAATGGATCATTCACCTAAACCCTTGCATCAGGGGCTAAAAAGTAGCTTTTCTAATAAGATTATTAGAACCAAACTAGAAACAGTATTTGACTTAATCAACATCATTTGACCTTTTAAGTATTGGTTTGAAAGTTGGTAAATAGTACTATTAAGAGGATTTAAATGAGATGACGCCGCTACGTTCAATTAGACTCGTCCCAAACGACAGCGATTTTTTAGACAGTAGATTTAACAATGGTGATCTGTACTACGATGCAGAGCAAAAAACATTGGTGCTTTTTGACGGGCTAGTCAAGGGCGGAATCCCACTTTTAAGAGCAGATTTAACCAACGCTAAAAGCGGTCTTGGTGTAGCAGTGGCGCAAAATCCCCCACAAAACAGTCGTAGCGGCAGTTTGTGGTTCAATACCAACACTGGTGTATTGTACGTTTATGTAGATGACGGTGATAGTAATCAATGGGTGCAACCTGCAATGCCACAATTTGGTCAGGCAGGTGGTGGCGGAGGTGGTGGCGGAGGCGCATCAGCACTAACGCAACTTACAGATGTTAGCGTAGTAGGCAGTCCGTCAGTTGGACAGGTATTGAAATGGAATGGTGCGTTTTGGACCAACAGTGCTGATCTACAAGGAACCAGTAGTGGTGCAGATACCACACTAACTCCAAAAGTAACGTATGTTGTTACCATAGTTTCGCCTCAAGCTCCTGACATTGGTAACAAGTATAGAATTAATGGGGAATATAAACCCTCATTAATCTTACAGCGTGGGTACACCTACGTGTTTGATCAAAGTGATGATACAAACGTATATTTTCCTAATGCAAACGGAACAACTCCAAACCCGCACAATTTAAATTTTAGCGCAGATCAATTAAATGGTGAAAGAGATGGCGGTACTGCATTTACAACCAATGTAGTTTATAAATTAGATAATGTTGTTGTTACTAGAGCAGTATATAACGGCACTGCTTTTAATGGAGCAACTAATAGAAGTGTAGAAATAACCATAGGAAATAATTTTCCAACTACAATGTATTATTGGTGCTATAACCATCGTAATATGGGTTCTAATATACACTTTGTAAATCCAAGATTAATTAGTTTGTCTGACGTTGCTGTGTCTGGACCAACTAACGGTGAAGTTTTAAAATATGATGGAACACAATGGGTTAATGCACCTGACTTGAGCGGAAGTTCAGCTAGTGATAGTTTTAGAACTATTTCTATTGCAGGGCAAGCTAACGTTGTTGCTGATAGTCCAACAGATACTTTAACATTAGTTGCTGGTAGTAATATTACATTAACTTCAAACTCAACTGCTGATACTATTACTATTGCAGCCACAGCACCAACACCTACCACATATACATTTAATACACAAACATCAGCAGGTGGTGTGAAAGTAAGACTTGCTGGTTCTGATAACACTACACAAGATGTTTTGTTTGAAGAAGGCGCAAACGTTAGTTTAACTAGAGTTGATGCTAATACCATTAGTATTAGTGCAAGTTTATCAGGTGCAGGCGTTGCTACGTCATTCAGTACTATTGCAGTTAGTGGTCAACCTAATGTGATTGCAGACTCAAGTGCAGACACATTAACACTGGTTGCAGGAACAAACATCAGTCTTGTGACTGATGGAGCAACTGATACTATCACTATCAACAATACGCAAACTGTTACACAACAAAATACGTTTGCTAACATTATTGTACAAGCACAACCTACAGTGACTGCTGACATACCAGCAGACAACTTAACATTTGTAGGTGCTGGCGGTATAACAATCACTACTAACGCAACCACTGACACTATAACATTTACTGGTCCAACTGTTCCTGCTACATTAGACGACTTAACAGATGTGCAAATTAGTAGCACTCCATCAGATGGCCAAGTATTAAAATATAACGCTGCCTTGGCACAATGGGTTCCCGGAACTGACAATGCTGGTGCTGGAGGTGCGGCAAGTAATAGTTTTGAAACAATTGCAGTTGCTGGTCAGACCAGTGTTGTAGCTGATGCTACTACTGACACGTTGACTCTTGTTGGTGCTGGTGGCATAACAATCACTACAAACGCAACCACTGATACTATAACATTAACTGGTACTCCAGGTGCATCTACCTTAGACGATTTAACTGATGTAGCAATTGGCGGTGTAGGAAATAATTTAAGTTTAGGACAAATTTTGTATTATGATGGTGTTAGCTGGAAAAATTACCCAACATTTACATTGGACAGAATTGTATTATCAGCAAGTACATCATTAGACGTTGTTAACAATAGTTTGTTATCCTATACTTTTACTAATTTTACAGGTACTACTGATAATCCAACATTGTATTTTAAAGCTGGACAAACCGTTGCATTTAATTTAAACACACTACAAGGAACACATCCATTTGCAATTCTAGATCAAGCAGGTGCAAATTATAATACTGGTCTAGTTCACATTAGTAGAGATGGTATCGTAAGTACTGGTTCAAGTGCTCAAGCCAAGATTAGTGGCACATTATATTGGCAGATTCCTCGAGACACTGTAGGAAGATATCAATATATTTGTACTCTGCATCCTGCGATGGTTGGTAATATTTTTATTGAGCCGGCAAATGAGATTGATACTAGTGGATCACTAACAATTGACTGCCGAACAGCAAAAACGTTTTATTACGCGGTTACTGGTCCTGCTACTATTACTGTTACCAACGTCATTCCTGGAGTTGAAACTCCAATATATGTTTATAATAACACTGGTGGTATTGCTAACGTGACACTACAGGGCGGTACTAATGCCGTAATAGTTGGTAGTCAGAACGTTTTTTCAATAACCGCAGGAATAATAAAACGACTAACCATACTTGGTATTGGTGGTGCTGGTAATAACTCTTTCGTGGTAGGACAATAAGATGCAAACATTAGGAATATGGCAATATACAATAACTGAGAACGGCACACGTCAAGCCTCAGATGGTAGTACTAATCCTCTTTATGATTTAACACTGTTTAATACTGTGACGAATACTGCAATTAAAATGGACCAATTAACTAGAATTTTTGAAAGAAATGATTTTTTCCAAATGTTGTGGGACGAGTCACAACATTCAATCAACGGCGGCTATAATTGCTGTTTAGAAAATAGAGTACACGTAGTTGATGTTACAGGATTAGGAGAATAATATGCCAGTTAATTTTCCCCTAACCCCTGTACTAAATCAAACATATACTTCTGGCACAACCACATGGGAATGGAATGGTACCACTTGGGATCTGCGTCCAAATAACAGTCCTACATTCTCATCAGTTACTTCGACCAGTGCAACTGTTACAGGTCCACTATCTGCAGGGTCAGTTAGCACTCCAGGTATTAACACCAACATTATAAATGCCAGCGGAACTATTACTGCTCAAAGTTTTATTGGAGATGGTAGTCAATTAACTAATTTGCCATTAGGAACTGGTAGTCCTGGAAGAGTTGCCTATTATAATGCACAAGGAATTACTTCTGGTACTAGTGCGGCACTGACTTGGAATGATGCCACTGGCACATTAACTGCACAAAATTTAACTGTTACTGGCAGTCTAAATGCCAGTATTACAATTACTGCTTTAGGATTTGCACAAGGTGCAACAATTAATGAATTCAGTATTGACGGAACTTTAGCAGGTAATAGTGACAGTGTTGTACCAACAGAAAAAGCAGTTAAAACATACGTTGATACAGAAATAGGCAGTCTTGATCTAAGTGCTAGCGGAACAGTGAGTTCTGGTGTTGCTGGTAGATTAGCCTATTATACTGCAACTGGTACCACAGTTGATGATACTTCATCTGACCTAATATGGGATTCAGCAACTAAAAAATTAACAGCTACAAATGCACAAGTTACTGGTTTACTGTCAACAGTGTCCAATGCAACGGTTGGAAATAATTTAGCAGTTTACAATGATATAACTGTTGGTAATGACGTAACAATTAATGGTAAGTTAAGAGTTAAAACACTATTTGATGACACAACTGGCGCACTCAAATTTACTAGTGGCAGTGATTTTATTATTGATGCTCCTGGTGAAGTTAATGTTAGCGGCAGTAAAATTGTTAATGTGGCTACTCCAACTGAGACCACTGATGCAGTTAACAAAGCCTATGTAGATGCAGCCAGCAGTCAGTTTGCTGGTGGTGCAGTTCCAAACGCTATTCAAATTCAAGCAAACACAGCCAGTACCAGTACTACTACTGGAGCATTAACTGTAGGCGGTGGTATTGGAGTAGGTGGTGACGGCTACTTTGGTGGAACAATTTTTGTTGGCGGAAGCCCCGTATTGACCAGTGCCAGTGGTAGTTATAACGGTGGTACTATCACTGGTGCATTGATTATCAATAACGTTACACCAAGTACTAGCACTACTACTGGTGCTCTACGTGTAACTGGTGGTGCAGGTATACAAGGTAACTTGAACGTTGGTGGTACATTTAAATCTGGCGGAGTTGCGTTTGGTGCAGGTGGACAAAACTATGATACCAACGTGGCCATTGGTGGCGGTGCCGGCATTAATGCCCCATTAGGTTCAAACGTTGGTGGACAAAATAACGTTGCTATAGGTTATAGCACACAAGGTCAACTTACTACTACTAACAACAACGTGTCAATTGGCTACAATTCCATGGGGTCTAAAACAGGCGGTGGATCTAGTGTTGCTATTGGTACTGATACTCTTAAATCTAATGAGGGTTCAACTAACGTTGCTGTTGGTGTATTTGCACAATCAGTTGGAGCAACAGGTGATCATAATACAAGTGTTGGCTACAACAGTTTATTAAATGTAACTGGTATTCAAAATACTACACTTGGTAGTGGATCAGGTAGTGCTATTACTACTGGTAACAACAACTTAATTTTAGGCATGTATGACGGAACGGCTATTGCTACGTCTAGTAATAATATTATTATTGCTGATGGTCAAGGAAATATTAGAGCCCAATGGTCAAGTACTGGTAACTTAACTCACGCAGGTGCTATTTCAATAAGCAACAGTGGTGCTAGCAGTTCTACTAGTACTGGTGCGTTAACTGTTGCTGGTGGTGTAGGTGTTGCAGGCGATATATATGCTACTGCATTTTATGGTAGTGGTGCAAATTTGACCAACGTTGTTGCGCAGACGTTTTCTGGTGGTAACGTTTCTGGTATTACTAACTTTACAAGTAATACTCCTAGTACTGCAACCAATAACGGTGGTATAGTAGTTACTGGCGGTATGGGTATTGGTGGAGCCATAAACGCAGGTAACGCACTAACTGTGTCTGGAACAGTGTCATTCACACAAAACAGTGCCGCAACAAGTACAAGTACTGGCACATTGCGTGTTACTGGTGGTATGGGTGTCACTGGCAGTGTTTACGCTACTTCATTCTTTGGTAGTGGTGCTAACTTAACGGGTGTAACGTCATCTTCTGCAACTAATGCCACTAACGCCACTAACGTTGCGTTAACTGCTTCAAATACTAACAGTGCTTTTAAAGTTCCATTTGCTAATACAACAGTGTCAACTACTGCAAACTATGGCTTATTACAAGATAGTGCGGCAGAATTTACATACAACCCAAATTCAAATACATTAACTGTTGGAACAGTATCAGGAGCATTGAGTGGTACTGCTACCAATGCTACACAGTATAATAGTATTGTGCAACCAACATATTCTGCAAGTATTAAATCAGGATTTAATGTATCAGGTGGCGGCACAATAACCGTTAATGCTTCTGGCAGTGTGTTGTGGAGTGCTAGATTTATTGTCATTTCTAATGGTTTTGGAGCAACTTTCTCTACTGCTGGATATTTTGATATTAATTGTCCAACAAGTGGTACTATTACTGGCGTAGGTGGACATGCTAACGTGACTGCTACGGCTGCAGGTATTGTCATGGGTGCATGGGACGCACTATATTATATACTGCCAACAGGCAGTACTGCTACCAGCTTGGCAGCTAACTATAGAATTGCATCTTATACGGCAGCACTAGAAGTTCCTCACAATTGGTTATTGATAGCTGTCAGAAACGGTGATGACGGAACATTCAATTTCTGTAACAGAATGAAACTTCGTTTGTCTGAAAGTGCAACCAATTCTCTAACTGGTTCAGCATATCCTCAATATTCTTCACTTGGGGTTGGCACAGCCGCATCTTCTACTACTGGTGAAATTAGAGCTACAAATGAAATCACTGCTTACTTCTCCTCTGATAGAGATTTAAAAGAAAACATTGCACCTATTGAAAATGCATTAGGTAAATTGAGACAAATTACTGGTGTTATGTTTGATTGGACTGATGAAGAAGTGGCACGTCGAGGCGGTGAAGATGATTACTTCGTACGCAAACATGACACGGGGGTAATTGCTCAAGATGTTGAAATAGTATTACCAGAAGTAGTTGCCACACGTCCAGATGGACACAAAGCAGTTAAGTATGAAAAAATGGCTGGTCTAATTATTCAAGCAATTAATGAACTAGCAGATCAAGTTGACGAAATTAAAAAGAAGTTAAATTAATATGCCGTTACAATCTAGTGGACAAATTGATTTTAGTGACATTAACGTTGAACTAGGACTTACTGGTACAGCGCAATTGTCATTGGGATCAGCCGCGGTACGTGCATTGTATGGGGTTCCAGCTGGTGCAATACGTTTGGGCGCAGATGGTTACGGAAAAAGTAACGCTATTGTACCTGTTGGTGTTACAACGGCCGGAGATCCAATATTTTATAACTTTGCTAACAATAACAATTCGTGGACCGCAGCTGGTGCGACATTGACTGCGGGTGCCACTTTTTCAACATTAAACTCCACAAGCACTGATCCTATAATGAGAAGAACTGTTAGTTTTAGTGGTGCGAAATATCCTTACGTGCAAGCATATATACTTAGGACATCAGGTGTAACTTGGGATGGAAACGTATTCTATAGCACAGCAGGACATGGAGAAAGCGGGTCATTTTATAATCAAATGACGCAACCAACTTGGGACGGAGTTAATTTTCAGTGGATCACTGTTGACATGAGAAGTCTAGCAGTTGGCGGTACTGACTGGACTAACAATACTATTACTAATCTTAGACTTGATTTTGGTTTGGCTGCTACTGACGATTTTCAAATTCAATACATTGTAATTAGAGGAACCATTTATCCTGTTGCAGGATTATATCAATCATACCAGCTGGGTTATCACAACGAAGATGCAAATTACATGACTGCACCAACAGCAGAAGGTCCAACCAATTCTGTAAATTATCCATCTATTGGTGACAATATCAGTTATCAATGGGTAGGTTATTTCCTAGCACCAACTACGGGAATTTATAATTTTTCACTAAACTCTGATGATGGTAGTTATTTTTGGATAGGCGACAATGCTGTTAGCGGATATACCACAGGTAATGCAGTAGTATCTGCAAACTTTAATGACGGTACAGTAACTAGTGGAAATATACAACTAACTGCTGGAACTTATTATCCCGTTAGAGTATTATACGGAAATGGAGTTGGTGGTGCCTATATAACATTATCGTTTAGTGGTCCTGGCATTGCCACTAGATCAGACGGAACTGGATACTTTTTCTATAACGCGGATACAACAGGAATTTAATTATGAGCACAGAAGATCAAAACAAAGCAGTGGTCACGCTACACATTGGTGTGGACGTTGATGCATTTATTGAGGACATGGTTAGTGGTAAAAATCATAACGAATTTATGCCTAATCGCCCTGTTGAACTTTTCAATGAAAAACCTGACAGTTTACGAAATGTAGATTTTGTATTAACTAGAGAGGAAGCAGAAACATTAAAAAGTGATCCTAGAATCATTGATGTTCGATACGGTACTAAAAAAGAAAATAATATTTTTTTAAAACCGTACATTCTAGAATCATCTAGAGTTTATGATAAATCAATTACTAACGATAGCACACATTACAATTGGGCGTTTCCTGCGTGTGTATCGGCTTCTAATCCCTACACTACGTCAACGTTAAACTTTCAACATGCTTATTCCCTAAGTGGTAACGGTGTTGATGTAGTAATTCAAGATAGTGGTATTGATCTAACACATCCTGAGTGGCTCAATTTAGAAGGTACTGCTAGTAGATTTCAACAAGTAAATTGGCCTAGCATTAGTGGTCTAACTAGTACATACACTCAAGGTTCAAGTCATTATACAGATCAAGAAGGTCACGGAACTCATTGTGCAGGCACAGTAGCTGGCAGATTATACGGCTGGGCTAAGGAAGCAAACATTTATGCCATTAAGATTTTTGATACTGATGCGTTTGGAGTCAGTGCAAGTTTTAACATGATAAGAGCTTGGCATTTGAGCAAGCCAGTAGATGCGCTTGCTGGTACAAAAAGACCCACAGTGGTCAATATGAGTTGGGGTTATTTTACAACTTATACTAACATAAACGGTGGATCATATCGTGGAACTCCATGGACTGGAACCAGTATGGTCAGTGCTTATGGTATGATTCAAACTCTGTATAACAGAACTGGTGTTAGTCCAAACTTTACGTATATTCATCCTATTAGAGTTTCATCTGTAGACGCTGATATCGCAGACTGTATAAGTGCAGGTGTAGTGCTAGTAGGTGCTTCTGGAAATGATGCACATAAAATAGATACTACTACTGGAACTGATTATAATAACAGCTACACTAGCACAGTTAATGGAACTACATATTATCACAGAGGTTCAACTCCTAGTTCAACATCAGGAGTTATTACTGTTGGATCTGTAAAATCAGCCAATCCTGAAGGCAAAAGTTTTTTCAGTTGTTGCGGGCCAAGAATTGATGTGTTTGCTCCTGGAGAAAATATTATGAGCGCGGCTGCTATTGGGTCTCTATTTGATTCAGGAACAGTTGACTATCCTGATAATGCCAGTTTTAAGGCAGTTAAATCTAGTGGCACTAGTATGGCGGCTCCGCAAGTTGCTGGGGTTGTTGCATGTATGCTACAGAGTAGAAAAGATTGGACTCCAGCAAAGGTTAGAACATGGGTACAAACTATTGCTAGAACTGGTAGATTAAGTGACACTGCTGGCAGCTATACTGACGTACAAAGTCTTCAATCTGCACCTAATAGATTTTTAAGACAGCCGTTTAATAGAAGCGTTGTGTATGAAGTAACTACAGAAATAGGTTATACAAATCCAGCACCAGTTGTGTTCAACGTCACAAACAATGGCTCAGGAAATTATGTTTTTAGTGGCGGCGCGTCAGGTGCCAATCCAATGTTTACACTGACCAGAGGTCAACGATATGTATTCAATATCAACGCAGTTGGACATCCATTTTGGATTAAGACTACTTTAACATTGGGCTCTGATGATGCATACTACGGTGTAGGAAATAACGGAACGGACAACGGAGCAATCACGTTTGTTGTGCCAGCAGATGCTCCAGATGAACTATATTATAATTGTCAATATCACACGACGATGCGTGGCATGATAATGATAGTTGATTAAGCCATCCACTCTAACCAACCAGTAACAATATATTTTTCATTGCTCAACGGAGGGTTACCTCTATGAGTGTGTGTAAATCCTGCTGGCCAGATTACTACCCTGCCTTGTGTTGGGTTGACTCGCTTGTGTTGATATAAAAACTCTGTCTCGCCACCAATTGTAACAGTATTAAGATAGAGCATAAATGCTATAACACGTGATGAAGATAGTCTACCATCATTCTCATAGTGCCAAGGATGATATCCGCCTCCAATTGGAGTTTTTTGTACTCTAATACCAAGGGATCCATGCTTAACTGAAGTTGCCAAAACACTATACTTCTTTACATAATCTTCATAGCATGGCCAAAATTTCTCAAAAAATAATTTAAGAGTAGGGTGAGTTTTGTCAATATAAAACTCGTCTAGTTCCATAGGAAAGCAAGTCTCATCTTGTTTCTCATGCGCATGACCGTCTTTTAAACCTTGTCTATCAAACACTAAATTTAGTTTTTTCATTTCTTCAAAGTAGCGCATGATTACTTCACACTCTTCTGCGGTTAGTGCTTGATCATAAACACCAATGAAATCATTTTGAATCATATAAATCTAGTCCTTGCGCTGAGCTCTGATAACCCGTCTTGTCTAACAATAAATTTAGTTACAGAGTCAACATGCACAGCCACTGGTGCCCTGCTTGGAACTTCAAAGCAAGTACAATAATAGTTCTGTAATTTTACTTTATTATTAATAATATCAATATTCATAGGCACTGCTGGCAACTCACCAAACATTTCTTTTTTACTGCCTACAAACATTTTTTCTTCACGGCCGTCTTTATAGAAGATAATAACATGCCGATCTTCTAATAGTTTGTCTAACCATATTTGTAATTTTCTTCGATCTTTTTGAACTTTTCTTGCCGTGTATTCGTCTTTAACTTTTCGATCAACAACAAAATAAGTTGAGAATTCTCCGTCATTAATTTCGTTTAGCATACTCGTTTTCCATAAAAATTATATTTTTCATTTTGGCCCTATCATAATGTCAAACGTTAAATTTATTCTTTCCTTATTTGAATAATTTGGATCAACTTCGTGTGGTACCCAGGCTGGCCACATTATTAAGTCTCTATCTTTAGGTGGATAAACAACATCTGAAATATACGGAGCTCCTGGGTTGCATTCTGATAATCCATTCGCTGGATTAATTAACCTCAGTGCTCCAGTATTTTCTGATTGCAAATAATATACCGCCGAAAAATGACTCTTAACATGAGCATGTCTAGCATTTTTACTCTGTGGTCCGTTGATATTAGTCCAGTAAAAATATGAAATTTTATTGTAATCTAAATTTTTACTATCTAATTCTTGTTTATATTCAAGAATAAATTCATCCAACAACTTCCGTAAACCTTGTAATAGCCAACCAATATTTTGATATTGTGCTTCAGTTCTCCAGCAGTTTTCATTACTGTGCGGAGCAGGTTTATTATTGGTAAGTTGAGCTACTCTAATTTGTTTTAATAAATCTTCGTATTGTGCGTCTGTGCCAACATTTGATTCTAAAAACAAATCAGCTCTAAAAAGTTTACACTTTTGCATACCAATCCTTTAGATACTGATATTGATTTGGAAATACTTTCTTTGCCATGTCAACTCTTGATTGATGCGTTTCTTTAAAATAGTTTCCGTAATCTTCTTGTTTTTTTGTTAGAGTATTTTTTACGTCAGCATATCCTTTTCCAGCATGAATAACGCTGAACCATTGGACTGCATTGAACATTGATGCTGGACTAAAATAAAGATACTTACTTGGCATTGGGTAAAAATTACTCAACACATACTGTACATCTTGTGGTAACTCTTCTATTTTTTGTTGACCAATATTTTTCCAAAATTCTGTATCACGTCTTGTAGCAAAGTAGTAGTGTGCCCAAACAAATGCTACAATCTCTGTAGTCATTTCATGGAATCCTCGATTAATAAAGTCTTTTACTTGTTGATTCCAAACATTGCCACTCATGTTTAGCAAGTCAACAATAGATCTTACTACTGCTGTTGTAAATGTAATACCAGTTGCTTCTAATGGCTCTACAAAGCCAGCACTTAGTCCTACTGCACAAACATTTTTAACAGCGATTTCGTTGTGTGTTCCGCATTTCATATCTAAATGTCTTGCAGGGGCGTCAAATTCTCCAACGCTTTCCCTTAGTTCTTTTTCAGCATCTTCTTTACTAATGAACTTACTACTGTAAATGTATCCATTACCAACTCTTGTAAAAATTGGAATAGTGAATCTCCATCCTGCAGTCATAGTTGTTGCACGAGTATATGGAAAACATTCTTTTTCAGGATTGGTATATTGTGTTGGAAGTACTACTGCTTTATCACAAGGTAGATAATCTGCATATGAAGTAAATGGTGAACCTAATGTTTTTTCAAGTAGCAGTGATTTAAATCCGCTACAATCTATAAAAAGATCAGCAGTGTAGGAATTATTTTTATCATCAATTAATTTTGTAATCCCATACATGTCTTTTTCAATATTTTCAATTTTAGTGTCTACATACGTGATTTTATCAAGTACGATGTCTTTTATTGTCTTTATGATTTCATAAGCATTGAAATGTACAGCACCATAACCAGCTTCACCTGAACCAAAATTTACATCCATACTTCCCTCAATTTTAGGACAGATGTTTTCTTTTGCCAGTTGATACGCAGGATGCCAATCTCTAAATTCTTTAGGATCTTTGTTTAAAAAATAATCACTTGTGAAAAAATCTTCTGATATAACAGCATTATTAACAGTGTCATTGTCAACAAAATATGACTCGTCATTCCATCCAACTAATTCAACACCAAATTTAAAACTTGCTTGGCTTGGCTTCATCCATAGTTTTGGTGGTATTCCGCACTGGTGTAAAAACTGTGCTGTCAACGGTTGTGTCCCTTCACCAACACCAATTGGTCCAAGTGACGTATCTTCTATCAATATAATCTTAGTTGGTATTTTTAAATTGTTTACCATATAGGCCGCAGTAAGCCATCCGCTTGTTCCACCGCCAAAAATTATTACATTTTTTATTTTGTTTATCATCGTTTTTTCATCACTAATATGTATAATCCGTTCCACCACTCTCTTGGATTTTCAAGGCTGTTTAAAATTAATTTTTCATAGGTCACGTGGCCACCAACAGCATTAATTCCCTGTCTAGCACCCTCAACTACCCCTTCCCAATTTGCATCGTCAAAAATTAAGATTGCTTCATTATCTAGGCAACTAGCATAATGTTGTACTGCACGTCTAGTAGTGTCTAAATCATGGGGGCCATCATAGAAAAACATTTTAATTGGTTTTTCAAATGTACTTGTATCTATACTAAAAAGATCACCATTATATACATCAACTCTTGATGAACCTTTGTATTTTTTAATATTTTCAGTAAAATTTTCTAAAGTATTTTCAGGTAGTTGTGATATATTATTGGTCAATGGCTGAATATTTTGTTGCCAACTATCAACTGCAATAGCATGTATTGGGTTATTTTTTAGTACAGCAGACATTGTTGCTCCAACGCCTGACCCAATTTCTAAATATGTATCTACTCCTGATGCAATTGCGTTCAGTAATGATTGAACTCGAATGCTTGTAAGTCCAGGAACATTGGTACTGATTTTTGGAATTCCACTATCCGCTATACACTCAACAACGTGTTGTACAAGTTCTGAATATTTAATATCAGCTGCCTTTTTGTCGTAGATCTTATCGCAATACTGACATTCCCAACATTCAAATTTACAATTTTTAATTTTTTGACGCCATACATTAATGGGCTTATCTACTAGATTTGTTTCTTCTAAATATTTTTCAAATCCGTTAATTAATATATCTTCTTCACGAGCAAACTTTTTAATAATTTCCATTGTTTCGTAAAGCCTAGATACTGCTTCTCTTCCATGCATTTTGAAACTGTCAATACCTAATTCTTCTACAAACTCTACCCAGTCTGCTCTCCAAGGAGGAAAATTAGCTGTTTTAAGATGCACTGCTGGATCTAGTACGTCCCATTTAGGGCAACTAACTCTGCTTATTGGATCATTGAAATATTGCGGGTTCGCGCCAACTCTATTATTATTAAATTCAAAATGCTCTACCATCATGGAGCAGCCACCTAAACAACCTTCATTGGATAATAGACTAATTGCAATATCTCTACCAGTTGTTTCTTTAATGTATTCTTTAGCCTTTTTAATTTTTAGTAATGTGTCTCGATCTCTCATTAGATCTCTGTCCAAATTAATGTAATCAAAACCTGCATTAGCTAAATTAACAACTTCTTGTGCTGTGTGTACTTCTCTTAAAATTGTATTTTTTACGTATAGTTCAGGAAATGCGGCTTTAATTTGTCCAGTGGCCATCCAGTGCGTGTGCGGGATTGTGGCATTTCTTATTCCCTTATCGTACAGTGGTTTGAAATTAGATATAAAAGTATCTAGATTAGATTGTGTTGGAGCAACATTAATATTGTTGAATGTTGCACTAACAGGAATACCTAATGTGTTTTGAATATACAAGGCAGCATCAATTGCATACTGATAATCTTCTTGTATAACAAAAATGTCTCCCATTGCATCTTGCATGAACGGTTTAATTCGAGAAGTAAAATAGACATCTCGAATATAATCTTTATATTCTGTTAGAAAATTATAAAATTCTAAATATTGCTCTGGAGACAGCTTTGGGTTAAGTGGGACGCTAAAAATTTTTTTCTTCATATGGGCCATAAAAAAAGGTACTATATACTTATTATAGCACCTTTTTAGTAAAATGTAAAACTGAATTTAAGGATTGAATTTTGCGGCAAATTCTACAGTTTTTTCCAACTTGTGTGTATATGCTGTTAACTGTACATCAAAATAATTAGAAAAGAATACTTGTGCATCATTTAAGTTAGTTAGTTGGTTCACTAACGTCAGCAATCTTTCTTTAGTATTTGGCTCATTATCCGCAGATAACTTAGTCGAAATGTGTATTTTTGCAATGGCTTTTAACAAATCTGTGCAGTTCTTATCATCTTCTGGAGTCAAGTAGTACAGTTGCTTTCTGTAGTTATTATCGCCTTTACTTGTAGGGGAGATAATTTCTTCATAGGTACCAAAGTTTCTAACTAGTAATGCAATTTCACCATCTATTGATGAGGCAAGTTTGTCAGATTTAGCAACCTTTTCTGAAATTACTTCGTGTGGCATCCACTTCAAATAAACATCTTGTTCATGTTCAGGCGCAATAAATGCGATACTATAGTGCCAGTATTTTCCAAAGATATTCATCTTTGGATCCAGTCTTGGATCATTACTGGCTAGTGTTTCGAATACTATATACATTTAGTAAGTCCTCGGCATCGTTTGGTACATCTGCTTTTTGAGCATTTTGCTCACTGTTATGGTCAATCAAGTGAGCTGATGTAGGGAATGTTAAATCCTTATGATCGCTTGCTTGTTGCATTTGTATCATTTGTGTAGCTTCATTTTGCAATCTTGTTTGATAAGATTGTAGTTGTGTACTAAAGTTCACAGTCAACGCAAGTGTTTCTGCTTGTTGTTCTGGACTCATACTTAGTATAGCATCCATATTGCCTGTACCAATACGACCATAAAATAACATATCGCAAGCAGCCTGTTTAGCTAATCTGTTTGTCCAATATTGTGCTTCATATAAATCTTCTTCTTCAGTATCTAAAATATCAGCATAAGTTCTTCCAGAACCGTCTGGTAATATAGCTTCATCAGAAGACATAAATTCGTCAATCAAATCGATCAAATGTTGTCTTTCTAAATACCAATCTTGAATTCGTCTCTTGCTCATGTAAATGCTTCTATCAGTTTTCCACATTTCAATATCTGCAAGACGTTTGTCCAAATCGTCAGGGGAATTATCTTTAATACGTTGATATCTGTCATACTCAACTTGCAATTTTGCAATTTCATATTCCATGTTTTCCAAAGATTCTTCTTTACTTTTTAATTCTAAAAGCCATTGGCGATATTTAGAAAATGGAGTAATTTGTTGTTGACCAACGAACCAACGCAATTTATATTTTGGGTTAGTCCATTCTTTATTCATCGCTCTTTCGATTAATTTCTTACCAGCGTCATCAACCATGCTTACGTCTGTATTGATTGTGCTTTGAAATCTCTGAGAGTGGTATTGTTTAATTCTATCTGTCATGTGTCCCTCTAAATATATTAAGTCTTATATTTAACCTAATTAATCTCGCCAGGAGTTAGTTGCGGAACTGTTTCCACCATTACCCTTAGGTTCAGTAGTACTGCCCATAGTTTGTCCAGTTCTTGTTTGATAGATAAATTTATATGTGGTATTAACGTGGGAACCGTTATAAAACCCTAAACAGTAGCCCCAATCTTGTCCTACTGTGAAATTTTCTTCCCCACTCTGATTTGGCTTTGACCCAACGACATCTCTTGAAGCATTGGTAATCATGTCTGTTTCTCGCCAATTAGTGCTCGGATTACCTTCTCTGCCACTCATGTGCATACCTTGTTTGAATGGAATTGTGTGTTGATAGCCATCTCCTGCTACCGCAGTTGTAGAACGAGTAGTCATTGTTCTAGTGGCAAAATAAAAATTTCTTTCACCGTTTCCATAAAAAATGCCCAAATTTTCATGACTAGTTGCCCAATTTTGACCACCGGTACTATTACCATAATTTGCACCTAATGTTTCAGTAACAAGATCAAATTCATATGTTGCACTAGAACCATATGTACTAGTAACCCATGCTTTGTATACTTCTTGTTGTACTGTGCCATTATTAATATGGGCAAAGGGCCAGCTTCTTGTATATCCAGAAGTTCTTCTAACTTCTGTTCGCATATTGAAACAGATAACGTTGGAAGCTGCCACACAGTGACCTCCTGAAGCTCCCCAAGTAAAGCTAAATGTCTTATTATGAGCTTGGCTTTGATAATTGTGAGCCGCTTCTTGTTTCTGATCACCCCCAGTTAAATCTACTGTTGTATCTGTAGCAAACGTAGTTCTGTTGGTTGTGTTGAAAACCACACTTGATTGATATCCCCCGTGCTGATATCCTGTAGTAATAATTTGTCTAGTAAGAAATGGAATTCCTTGGTTACGCCAAGTACCTTGACCGTATTGTCCTGATTCAGTTGGGCTAAACACTTCAATTGCGTTTTTTCCTGTATTATATCTCATTTGTGCTTGGCCACTAGTGTTAAACACAGGGCCTGGCAAAGTTAAAAAGCCAGTATCATTAATTCGTGTATTTCTTAAATTTGCCATTAATCTCTCCAGGCACAAGTGCCAGAACTTGCGCCGCCCTTACCTTTTGGTTCGAGCGTGCTTGAATTTTGTGCCCCAGTTTCAGTGTAGTAATACCACTTCCAACTAGCATTATTTTGTGCGCCATTATACATGCCTAGCATGTATTGCCAGTCTTGACCAACTGTATAATTTTCTTCACCACTATTACCAATTGGTTTTCCTGAAGTCCCCATTGTAGTATCTGTTTGCATATTGGTTCTTCTTAGGTTATTTCCGCCTGCATAGTCGCCTTCGTTGCCAGCCCAACACCACATATATTTACTTTGTACAGATTTTTGCTGATCGTGTGCGGAAACAGCATTTCGATAATTTCCAGACTGTATTGTTCGAGTTGCAAAATCAAGTCTATCTTGATCTCCTCCCCAATACAAGTATCCAAAATTTTCATGGCTCATTCCCCATCCTTCTGAACTTCTTCGACAAGTGGCTCCAAGTGTTCCTACTAGTGTCTGTGTGGTCATGTTAAATTCTTCAATAGCACCAGAGCCACCCATGGACACCCAAGCAAGATAATGTTCTTTAAACACGGTACCAAATCTAAATCTACTGTTAGCCATTGTTCTGCTAAATCCACTTCCTGGATTATATGCTTGCTCTGTTCGCATATTAAACGCAATAACGTAGTTACTGTTGATAGCGTGGCCGTTACCTGCACCAAACACATAGGCTAAATTGGTACTACATGCGCCGCTTTGATAATTGAAACTACGTTCAATTGAGTTGTCGCCTAAGTTAATAGTTACGTCTGTGGCCACACTGGTTCTATTAACGTTATTCCAAGCTGCTGAATCTTTATACCCGCCTTGTAGGTATGCAGTGGTAATAATTTGTCTTGTTAAAAACGGTATTGCCATTTCTATCCAAACACCATTACTTTGAAATTGTTCAACTCTACCAGTATCAGTGTTTAATCTAATAGATCCAG